CTAGTTATCATTTTTATATAAACTATCGAATACAGCGTTGATTTTTTCTTTATCCTGATCTTCAAGTTCTCGAACAATATGAAGATAAGTAGACATTGTAGTTTCTAAACTGCTATGTCCTAACCGTTTTGATACGCTAAGTATATTTACTCCTTGATAAAGTAAAATAGATGCATGTGTATGTCTTAGTCCATGCAAAGTAAATTGCTTTTCAATCCCTAATTCTTTTAATTTTTTGCGCAAATATTTGCTGACGGCGTTTGATGAAACTAATCCATTTTTTAAGTTGAAAAAAACAAAATTATGAGGGTTTTTAACTTCAAAATTCTCGAATAATTCTTTTTGATTGATTTTAAACTTTTTTAAGAGATCAATCGTATGTTTATCAATGGAAATTTTCCTATTTGAAGTTTCGTTTTTTGTTTTTCCCCATTCATTTAATTTATAATTCCATGTTTTATTAATAGTGATGATTTGATGTTCGAAATCGATATCTTCCCATGTTAATCCTAGAAGTTCAGCAAATCGCATTCCAGTAGCACCAGCAACTAACACAAGCATAGGAGAAGAGTACTGTGCAGAAAGGTTTTCTTCTATGAGTTTCATTAAAGATTTAAATTGATCATAATCTAAATATTTATCTTCTTTTGGCTTCAATGAATCTTTTCCTTTAATTACTGCTTTTCTAGTTGGATCAAACGGAATTAATCCTTCTTCTACGGCATCTTTCAACGATGCTCTAATATGATTATTAAACTTAATAACGGTGGATTTTACATGGTCTTTCGCATACTTGTTTAAAAAGCGTTGATATCCAACTCTATCTAAATCAGAAATCAATACCGCTGGCATATATTTCTTTATGTTCATTAACGTATCTTCGTATTTTCTATAAGTGATAGGAGATACTGTTCCTTCTTTATAAAGTTGCATCCAATCCTCAAAGTAATCTGATAATAATAGATTTTTGCGATCCCCTTTAAGGCCTTTGTTCAAGTTATATTCTAATTCGTTGGCGGCATCTTTTGCTTCGCCTTTTGTCTTAAATCCTGATTTTCTTATCTTCGTGTATTTTCCGTCATCTTTTTTGTATGAAATTTCGTATTGCCAACTATTTCCACGTTTGACTAATCTTGCCATAATTGAATCAGCTCTCTTTCTCTGATACAATAGGAACTATAAAGAAGCCTATCGTATAGGTTTGTTTTTTCATAGAACACGCTTGCTTTGGACGGTGGGCGTGTTTTTATTATTTTTTACTTACTTTACTATTAATCATATCCCATTGAGCATAGGATTTTTCTATGTTCGATCCTCTTGAACTAATTTCTCCTGTAAAAGTTACTTTATCGCCCTTTGTAAAGGTATCCGCATTGTTTAAGTCCTTCGCAAAAATTACATATGAAACTTTAGGTGTTGCAGAAATATCATTCCAACTTTTATCATCGTACTCTTTGTCTGCTATAATGGCTATTCTAGTAGTCATTGATTCGATAACAGTTCCTTCAAAAGTATATGTTTTACCACTAATATATTTAGTAAAAGCTGTATTTTGCTCAGTAGCTGGAGTAATAGAATAATAACTATCTAAGAAAGCACCCCAGTCATGATTATTTGTCTCTAAAAATTCTTCAAATTGAGTTAGGCTTTTATTGCTGCTGTTAGATGTAGTAGTTTGAGTCTCAGATGATGAGCTTTCCTGTTTGTTATTGTCATTTGCCCCATTTGATGAGGAAAGCGAGAAACCTACGGTAGTAAAAATAATCCCGATAATAAGGAGAATCATAGGTGCTTTCTTATTTGTTTTTTTGATAAATCTTACAATTAACATGATTAAACCTATAATAAATAAAACAATACCAGTAAAACCAAATATACCGTCCATTAATAGATCCTCTTTCTCTTTTGATATTGAATATTATAAACCAAGCAATTCTTTTTTCTTAAAATCGAATTCTTCTTGATTAATAATCCCTTCATCTAACAACTCTTTATACTTTTTAATTTCATCTGCACTTGAAATTTGTGTTTCTTTGGAATTATTATCTAATATAGATTGTTGCTTCTCTATATATTTTTTTAAATTTTCCATTTCAGTCCAATATTTTTTTGTAAACATAACGGTGTTTTCATCTTTCGTGGCCGCTAATATACCTCCGCGACTTTCGTTTCCGCCTAGCAAGGTAAATTGTATATAACCATTACTCATACCTGGTTTTTTTAATTGTACGGCTGATATATTTTTAAAGGGGATAGTTTTTTCTCCTTTAATACCTTGATTAACTAAATTTATAAATCCTTTTCTAATAATTGAAATAGAATCATCAGTTACTTTAATCAAGGTTTTTCCTGGAGATTTTATTAAAATCTCTTTTTCCATTTTTTCTTCCTCATTTCTGTGATATGATTTTTTTGTAGAAGCTCATATATGAGGAAAGAGTCCGTGTTGCAGCACGGGCTTTTTTTATATAAGAAAACGATAAGCGCTTTCTGGTAGTCCGTAAAGATTCTTTAATTCCTCAATTCGTTTAGGATATTGATCATTGTCTTCTTTGTATAGAGAAACAATGAGATTAGCAGCAAAGCAATTAGCTTCGCTTTCTGATTTGCTTCTAGATGTTCTTGTTGATACGTAATAGCTAGATAAGCCACGATGAAAAATAGCATGACCTAATTCGTGAGCGCAAATGTAGAATCTTTCCTCAGAGTCTCGCAGTTCATCATTTAAGAAAATTATTGCACGATCTCTAATTTCTTGAAACTGCCCTTTGGGATTTTCGATAAAAGGAACGTATTGAATTTTAATGCCCATCTTTTCACAAATATAGAAAGGATTAGCGGACTGGTATTTCCGCTTCAACTCCTCGACTAAATTAATCGTATCCATCTCCATAAGCTCACATCTTTTTGCCTTTTTCTTTGTCTTCTTTCACAATATCCCAGAAAGTTGCTATAAGGATATCTTTTACGCGTTGGACCTGTTCAGGCGTCAGTGTTTCTCCGCCATAAGACATATTGACATTTGAATCTAGTAATTTATCAAGTTCAACTACTTCATCTTTTGTTGCCCAGTCAGGAACTTGGTTTCTACCGAGTAAATAATCAGTAGTTACATTAAAATAATCTGCTACAAGTTGTAGTCTTTTAGTACTAGGAGTTCTATTTTTCCATTGATAAATCGTGTTTTTAGGTATATTTAATTCTTCTTCCAGTTGAGTTATACTTATGCCTCTTTTGTGAGCTAATTCCTTTATTCTATCTAGTAAATTCATTTTCGCACCTCACAAGCTACGAAAACACTAATAAAAAAATTAGTTAAAGGTGTTGACAACTAATAAAAGTATTAGTATACTGTTTTCGTAAGCTAAAATATTAGCTAAAAAGACTTGATAACTAATAAACACTTCACGGTCGGCAAACTCTGAAATGTAAATTACTAGGCATTTCTGTGTCTTATTTAGCTATGTCTATATACTAATAAAAATATTAGTTATTGTCAACGAATATTAGCTAATTTTTTAGCTTACAGATTATTTTTTAGAAAGGAGCTATTTTTATGTCTGAGAATTTAGACTTAAAAATTCGAGCGGAGATGAGAAAAAGAAGAATGACTTTCAAAGAACTAGCTGCGCTTGTTGGTATTTCAGGAGCTTATTTATCAGATATTCTAAACGGCAATCGTGATGGAAAAAAAGCTAAAGAACACATAGAAACTGTAAAAAAAATATTAGGTATTCAATAGGAGGAACAGCTAATGCAATATCTAGAAGCAAAAATCCCAATTCCAGAAGGCTATGTAATTATCTCCCAAGTGGATTATGAGGAGTTAAAAAAAGCTGATGATACTGGTAGATGGATGACGTTGCCAGAAGTGCTAGAACGGATTAACAGAAAATATGATTGGTTTACTTCTAGAGTTTTAAAGAACCCAAGATATAGAAATATTATCGATATCGAAAAAAATAAAAATGGATTTGTCTATTATCCAGTTGAAGGAAGAGACACATATCTATTTTTAAGAAGTAAAACACTTGAATTTTTAGAAACAAATTTTTCGGAAATCTTAAGGAGGTAAGCGGATGGGTAAATTCAACAGAGCATTAGTATTCAGCGCGCCACTAATTATCTACGCTTTAGGACTTTGGGGAAGCAGACAAGCATTAATCGGCACAATCGTATATATGGTCTGGATTTTTATGGGGCTTGATGAAGCTGAGTACAAAACAAAAAAGCCAGTCGGGAGGGACTGACTAATACAGTATCACAAGAATATTAAGTGGAGGAGCAGAAAATATGACTACAGAAGAACGGATTGCGACGGCGTTAGAAAACATTGCAAATAGCCTTAGTGCTTTGCTCGAAGACACTAAAGCTAATCGTGAGTTACGGATAAAAAATCAACAAACATTTTTAGAGTTAGAAGGTAAAATTGACAATCTGACTAAAGATCCTTTTGGTTTAAAAGAAGGGAATTAAACCTTTTATTTTACTAGCATAATCCAGTATTGAATCTACCCTATCTTTGAAACGAGATTCCATTATAGCGATTGCTTCAGTTGTAATAAATATTCTAAAAAACGTTCCACTTGCAAGAGTTCCTGATATTAATCCATGTTTTTTTAATTCGTAACATGTCGATAGTACATCTTCGACTGGCCATTCAGACATGAGATCATGATGCAAATTATCTACAGATCCGAAGTGAGAAGCATCTTTTTTCAAAGAACCAGCCTTTCTTTTCTCAACGTAAGCTTTATACATTGAAGCTAACAAATATTTTGCGTCGTTTGTAAGCAAATCTAAAATTTCCAAATATTGTCACCACCTTTTTATATTTCGACAGACCACTTGCCGATAAAAAAATTATATCAAAAAGGAGAGAAGAAATAATGCAAGAATTAGTAATTTTGAAAAATAAAGAAGCTGTGACTACGAGTTTGCAAGTCGCAGATAGTTTTGAAAAAGAACACAAAAATGTTTTGAGAGATATTGAAAAGTTAAAAGAAGATGTGCTCAATTTTGAGCAGATGTTTGTGGAAGGTAATGAACCAGATTCATACGGCAGAAATCGACGAGTTTTCTTCATTAGTAGAGATGGTTTTTTCTTGTTGGCTATGGGTTTTACAGGAAAGAAAGCTATTTACTTCAAACAAAAATACATTGAAGCATTCAACGAAATGGAAGATGTTATTCGCAAGAATACTGTTCCTCAAACAATTGAAGATATGATGATCTACCAACTAGAAGAAATGAAAGATGTTAAAAAGATGTCTCCATGCTTAAAGATACTATGCGAATTAGCGGACAACAAGAGTTTGAAATTAAGCAAAAAGGAAATATGAAAGTTATGGAAGTTTTAGGAGGTAAAGAAAGCCGAGCTTATGAAGAAATCAGTAAAAAAGTATTCTCAAAATTTTGGTCTGAATTTAAACGTACCTTTTCAATCCCAAGATATGGCGAGTTACCTCGTAAGAGATTCGATGATGCTGTTTCATTTATTGAAATGTGGTTACCAGAAACTGCGATCCGCATGGAAATCGATCAACTGAACAGACAACAAAGACTTTTCGGTGATGAAAATGAATAGAGCTGAAGCGCTAAGAATAGGGACGGTAATTGCTAATCGCTGGTGGAGACACAATAAACCAAGCATCCTAAGCCAACAACATATTAATAAGCAAAAAGCTTGGCAACAAATAAAAAAGTGACTCAGCCGGCAAGCATAGAGTCACAAAACAAAATATATCTAAGGAGAATTTTAGCATATGAATAAAGAACTTTCCACTTTAGATCAATATTTGACTGATTCTGAATGGGGCAAGTCGAATATCAAGGAAACAAATAATCGAAAAATCAGACGAAATCTTTTGACGAACGAAGAACTAGCATGTGATCAAGATGATTTGGGGAATTTTGTGAGTATTTGGGATCATGTCTATCTTATTCATCTATCGAAGCGGTCCAGAAAACCTGAATACATCTATGTCATCGAAGATGGCTTGATTGATGCACTAGAAGAGTACGACAGAGATAACTTGATTGATATCTCTTATTACGGATCAGGTAAGAAATACATTGCTGAAATGGAGGCAGAATTTGATGAGTGAAAGCAAAGGGACAACGAACTTTGAAAAACTTTTTAGTCGTAAGTTAAATAAAATTCTCAAGAAAAAAGGAAATTTTGATTATTTATCTTGGGCTCACGCGTGGGAGATTATGAAAAAGAATGATCCACAGGCAACGGTAACTATTAATGAGTATAAACACTACAGGGTTGTTTCTGGAACTCATCAAGACTTTCTTGTTGAGGAATACAAACCTTTTCTTATGGACGAAACAGGGACTTATGTATCTGTCTCAGTAACGGTTAAAGGACACACGGAAACCGAGTTATTTCCTGTTTTAGATTATCGAAACCAACCAGTTGTTAAACCAAATGCTATGCAAATCAATAACTCATTGAAGCGATGCTTTGTGAAAGCATTGGCTCTACACGGACTGGGATTATATGTATTTCAAGGGGAAGATATTCCAACACCACCTAGAATCGATACAAAGAAATTAAACATGCTAGAGACGATTCTAGAAGCTTTCAATGAGCAGATGGGTAAAGATATGACCAAAACCTTAATCGAATATGTTAATGAGCAGACAGATAAATTAGGGCTCTTAGCTGATAACGTTGAAACTATTGAACAGTTAAGCTATGAGCAATGTGCCTTGATGGAGCGAGCAATAGCAGCTAAGAGAAAAGAATTAGATAAGAAGTGATATGAGTGTTTAAACCATTAATCGATTCATATTCAGCGGTTCTGAAAAAGTTCAAAGGAAAAGACATAGGTGCAACGATCAATGAAGAAGTGAACATTGATCGACTAAAGACGATGTATGACGGCTACGATGGCGATCGAGTCATTGAAATTCGCTTTATTGATCCACGCCGGTTCACAGTACAGCAACGAAACTTCATCTATGCGCTCATAGGCGATATTTTCATCGATACAGGCATGCCAACGGACTTCTGGAAGGAATTCTTCTACTTCCGTTTCGAAGGTGTCACAGGGCGCAAAATAAGCCTCAAAGACGAATCGAATACAACCGTGAGTGATGCTAACGTCTTAGCAAATATCATCCTAGATTTTATCTTTGAACATCATATTCCTTTCAAAGAAGGCTATGAGATTTTACCAGCGAATCAAGAGTATTACTTCTACAAATGCATTACAAAAAGAGTCTGCTGCATCTGTGGCAAAACAGGAGCTGATATTGATCACTTTGACAAAGCTTTAGGAAGACGAAAGCGCAAAGAAGTTGATCATTCAGAGTACACATTTGCAGCACTCTGCAGAATCCATCACACAGAGAAACACAAAATAGGTGTGACCAATTTCAAAAATAAGTATCAAATCAAAGGAATCAAGTTAAGTCATGAAACGATTAAAAAGTTAAGGATAGGAGGATAAATTTGGCTGAGATAAGTTGGATCAAACTTAAAACTACTATGTTTGACGATGAAAAAATACGATTAATTCAAGCTGTTCCTGAGTCGGATGCCATCATCGTTATATGGATTCGATTACTAGTTTTAGCAGGAAAGACTAACGACGATGGTCTAATATACATCCAGAGGAACATGCCTTATACCGAAGAAATGCTTGCTACATTGTTTGGCAAAAACGTAAATACGGTTCGCTTAGCACTAACCACATTGGCAAATTTCAACATGATTGATCTAGGCAGTGATGGACTAATTGCCATCAGTAATTGGGAAAAACATCAAAATATCGAGGGGATGGATAAAGTAAGGCTAAAAAATGCTGAAAGAAACCGTAAATACAGAGAAAGGAAGAGACAGGAACGTCTCAAATTGGAAAATGACGTTAGCGTGACGTCACGTGACGGTACAGATAAAGATATAGAAGAAGATAAAGATATAGATAAAGAAGAAAAGAAAGGTAAGTATTCTAACGAACACTTACGCCTTGCTAAAAAGTTGCAAAGTAATTTAACTGAAGATTTTCCAAAAGAAATGAATAAAGTAGATATCGAAAAATGGGCAGACACAATCAGGTTGATGGAAGAAAGAGATAAAGCATCTATAGAAGCGATTGAGTATGTGATCAATTGGCTACCTACAAATGAATTTTGGTTTGGAAATATTAGAAGTGCTAAGAAATTGAGAGAAAAATTTGAGAAGCTCAAATTCGAAATCAAAGCAGACAAGAATAATCATAAAAAGCAAAGTCAAAAACTACAGTACAGCAATCCTAGTGAATATGACGACTTGCCAATTTAAAAAGGAGATGCATCACATGGAAAGCCTAGCAAATGCTATGGAGAAACTAATAAGAAGAGTATTAGTGCAAAGCGGAAAATGTCCAGAATGTAGCGAACCTTTGTATAGTTGGCGAGCTAAAAATAAGGATGGTTCAGAACGCTGTAAACCAACATGCATGAGTTGTGGTTATAAAGCGTTACGTGTGAAAGAGGATATACAGACCGAACGGATATATAACGACAGCTTAAAAGCACGAGCATTGAGTTTTTTTCAAAATGGTTCGGTATTAACAGATAAAACTTTGTTTAAATGCAAAATGGAGAATTATCACGTAGTGGATCAAGAAACGAAAATTGCTTTAGAAAGAGCTAAAAGCTATGTAAATGATGTCCTACTGAATCATCCTGCACATTTCATTCTATCAGGGAAATCAGGAAGCGGAAAAAGCCACTTGTCAATGGCGATAGCTTGGGAAATACTTGAGCGCTCAAATTATGACAAGAAAATACTTTTTATAAGCTATCAAGAGTTATTAGAGCAAATAAAGTTTTCTTATAACAATGCTGAACTGAGAAAAGAAATTGAAGGATCGCTTATAGCCGATATTAAAACAACTGATTTGGTGGTTTTTGACGATATTGGAGCTGAATTAGGTAGCGGGGTATCAAATAGTAGGCAGTTTACAAACAACACGTTAAACACGCTCTTAGAAGCCAGACAGAACAAGGCAACGATCATCACAACAAACTTATCTGGTCCCGAACTAAGAGAAGCCTACGGTGAAAGAATTGTTTCTAGGATATTTAAGAATTCAGAAGGTTATGCGCTGAAATTCCAACAAACAGCAGACAAGCGCATAAAACCAGTGAAAGGTAGTATCGCATGAATAAATACCGTAATAAAAAAACTGTTCATCGAAGTATCAAGTTTGATTCTATCGCAGAAGCAGAGTATTACGATCTAGCCTTGTGGCAAGCTGAAGCGAACGGCTGGAAAGTAAAACTTCAGGAAAGATTTGAGCTGATGCCGAAATTTGAACTAGACGGAAAGAAGTATCGCAAGATCGAGTATATTCCCGACTTCACATTTTATAAAAACGGCAAACTAGTCAAAGTCGTAGATGTCAAAGGAATGCAGACAAAAGACTTTAAGATCAAGGCAAAGCTGTTTTGTCATCAATATCAAGTGCCGTTGATATTAGCTAAAAAATATCGGAATACGTTCAAGGAAGAGCGTTTTTAACGAGGTGGTCCATCATGACAACAGAAGAAGTGATTCAAATGCGTATTCGAAGCCTTCAGCGTGAGATTGATGATCTGGAGCGGACAAAGGCAGTGATGGTCAATGAAACGGCGAGGAAGGCAATCGATTTGCACATAGAGAACTTAAGAAGGGAAATTCGTAGATTGGAGGAATGAGCGTGGATAAGAAAGCAGCAATGAAACGAATCATCGAACTGACGCATTCTGAGAATTGGCAAGAAGACAAAGAAATAGTTGCAGAAGTCCAAAAGTTCGGTAAATCAATGTGGACTGAAAAGCCTAAACGGAAAACGCCGAGAAGAATTGCAATCTGGCATGGTGATCGAATTCTAGTAACAGGTACTGCTGAACAGTTATCTGAAATTACTGGTCTGAGCAAAAACATTATTTGGGATAGAGCTAGGAGCTTATGGATTGATTCAAAAGGACGACAATTTAGGTATGTGGAGGAGAAATAATGGATCTCATTACACAATACAGTGACATCATCCTCAAGAAAATCATGATGAAGATTCAGAAAGATAAAAAATCAAAAGAACGAGCTGAATTAGTTAAGTTAGAAATGGCTGAAACAGGAGCAGGAGTGCGAAGTAGCAGGCATTGGAAAGCAGCAGCAAACATTGAATTTTATTACAACGAAATTCAAAAAGGATTCGATCAGATGCGTGAGCTAGATCGGCAAACAAATTGGAGCAAGAAACTTCATCAAGATCGTTTCAAATTTGTAGAAAAGTATAAAGAGATATTAGAAGAGTATTTGAGGAGGACAGCAAATGATACCGAAGTTTAGAGCGTGGTACACACCATTTAAAGATAAAACAATTGGACAAGAAATGAAATATGGGCAAGCAGGAAGGTTGATCACTCATGCTGAAATGGCTCCAGATAAATATGTGCTTATGCAATCCACAGGACTGAAAGACAAGAACGGTGTGGGGATATTTGAAGGGGATGTAGTATCAGTCAGCGTGCGAAATGGCTTCGATTACTTAGATAATAAAGTTTGTATTGTCAAAAATTCAATAGATTATTCCGGATTAGTTTGTGCCACTGTTGATGAAGACTTAGAGTATCAAATTTTTAACACAGAGCTGTTTGAAGAATACACGTATGAAGTCATCGGAAATATATACGAGAATAGCGAGTTATTGGAGGAACAGAGATGAATAAACAGAAACTGATTGATAAATATACTGCGAAGATTTAAAACAACTAGACGAACCGCAAAAGCCAGTGGTGCCTAAGTTTGTGGCGGAGTGGTTTGAAGAGAATAAAGATGATTTAGAATTTCTTATTTGGGAATTGTGTGTAGATTCTTATGGTTCTGCTGAGCAAGGGATGTTGAATTGGATTCAACAATCCGAAAACAATCCAATCGAAACCCTCATCCGCATGAAAGACGGCTACGAGGTCGAGAAAGAGCCGTTATGGGCAATAAAGAATGCCGATGGCAACTATCTTACTAAATGTGCTTTATGGGGAAAAGATGGAGTAAATTATAGTTTTGAATGCAATCCACCTTATCGATTGCTTTTCACTGATAAAGCAACAGCGGATGCTGCAGCATTGTTGGTGAATGGAACAGTGGAAGAGGAGAAAGAGAAATGAATAAACAAGAAAAGTCGGTTCTTAAAGAAGTGGAACAAGAGATTTCTCGTATGAAAGAGAGGTTTAAAACGGGGTGTGAATGCTAAATGTTCAAAATAGCATTTTATCTGTTCGATTACAAAGATGGTTCGTTTAAGAAAGTTTATTTCCATCACTGGAATGATAGCAAGCCAGTTTTTACAAAAAACAAGAGGAGAGCTCAGGAGTATTTTGATGAAAGATCAGCAAATAAAGATATAGTGCAGTTAAAAAAAGCAGAATCACCATCTGCGAAAACATTGTCAATTCGATTGGAGGAAAAAGAATGAAACTAAAAGACGGATTTTACGCTAGCAGTCACGGTATCGGCGGTTTAATGCTAGATATGCCGACAAAGAATCCTAAAACACGTAAGAAAACAAAAGTAAAAGTTGGTGACATGGTTCGCTGTGAAGCAGAGGAGTTCGTTTATCCCTTCCGAGGATACGTTAAAAAGATACTGTCAAACTCAGCAATCATTCGCATTGAAAACACGATGGAATGTGACAAGCGGTTAGCGAAAAGCAAAGAGAATTTAGCTGTAGCGAGATTAGTTGACATGGAAGTAATCAAGAGCAAATAAAAAAAGCCGGATCGCTCCGACTAACATAATAAAACAGACAAGTTTATTATATCACATAAAGGAGCGGTTTGACTTGATGCAATTGTTACGAGAGGTAGATTTCAAACAGACAAGATGTAATGCGAGAGATGTGCTGAAGAACTTTCGGCGTTTGGAACGGATGGCAGGTCGCTCTTTGATAGATATTAAGTCGCCGATTATTACGGATATGCCGAAGGCACCGAAGCACGGCAATAAGGCAGAGGACGCGATCATTCAGATGATGGATATAGAAGCGGAAAGAGATGCGATTCTAGCGGCTTTGATGGCGCTTAGTCTGATTAGCCGTCAGATACTCTACTACAGCTTCTGTGTGCCAGACAGCTTCTCAAACTACAGAATTAGCCGTGAAGTGGGTTATTCAGAAAGAAGTATACAACGGATGAAGTCGGAAGCTCTAATAGAGTTTGCAGAAGCGTATAAACATGGAAGAATAATTGCTTATAAATAATTTGGCGGTTTTTTGGCGGAATGATGGCGGTTTTTAGCTATTTACCAGTGATATTATGGTAGTGTCGAAAGATTAGTGATAGGTCTGAGACAAAATAATAATAAAAGGAACATCGTTTTATTATTGTTTCACAATTAAGCTTCGATAGACAGCAGCGGAAATATTAAGAATAAGGATGTGAATTTTAACTCCTTCTAAATTGTTCTTATTATCTATCATCCGTTGCTGTCTATTGTTATTATGTCACTGTGGCGGAAAGGTGTATCGCTCATCTAAAATTTAGGTGCAAACTGCAATGTTCGATTCATTGCCAGTGACTTAAGGAACCTACGGAAACAATTCATCTTATCGGATGCCGATGAATTGGCTGACTAGTCGGGATGCCGCTAGCAGTTAATAGGCATAAAATACTAGCGCAGACGTGTGCCACTCTCAGGTGTAGGTTAGGAGAGAAACATTAGTTGGGGTTATTAGGAATACGATAACCTGCTTGCGACAAAGCTTTGTACTGTCGCGTTGGTCATGAACAGAGACGGTATTCTGTTTCAGTATTCGTTAGCAACCGAGGGTTGGAAATGGGCGCTCAAAGTACACGAGCAAGGCGAGGTCGATAGTAATCGATGGAATCGGTGTAGGTTGCTATTACATAGTTGGTTAGATTGAGATTTGGGATTCGGTACAAATGAATCGTCAAATGTCTCAAGCACAGGATCGGAAACGTCCCTGCCTGTGCATTACATATTAGATCACTCTTTGAGTGGTCTTTTTATTTTGCGTAAAGGAGGTAACAACAATGTATAGACCACAATACTTAGAACAGAAGTATGAAGTAATCACTGTGCAAAATGGTAACGGTGAGATAGTACGAAAGTATAGAAGACCAATAAAGAGCGATACATATAAACGAAAGGAAAGCAATGAAGTTATTCCATTGTATGGCAAAAGAATAGCTAAGCATTAAATAAGATTACGAAAGGAGACGGAACATGACCGAGGAATTCTATAGATGGCTATTACAGTTGATAAGAGAAGATCGTATGGTTAAGTTCTATCAGTCTCCTAAATGGCGTAGGCTTAGAGAGAAAGCGATGAAACGAGATCACTATGAATGCCAAGAGTGTAGAAGACTAGGTAAGTATCATAGAGTAGAGAACGTTCATCATATAAAGGAAGTCAAGGATAGACCTGACTTAGCTTTAGATTTAGATAATCTTATTTGTTTATGTGTTGAACATCATAATGAAGTTCATGGCAGATATCTTACAGTGTTAGATAAACAAGAGAAGAAGATAGAAAGCTTTGCTAACTTCGATGCAAGTGAAAGGTGGTAAGTGCATGATCATCAATGACAATGGCAGAGAGTATGATACAGAAAAGATTGAAGAGTATTCATCTTATACACAAGGATTAATTAAACGTTTGATATACGTTCGCTATGTAGGTATTAGGGATCTGTTATCAGATAACTGTTGCAGTAAATACAAAGTGAATCAAGTAAGAGAAGCGTTGAATAAAGATAATAACGTTGAAAGAATAAAAAATATTTTTGGATATAGCATTGAAGAGATTAATTATTACATTGACTTCGCTGAAGCTTTCATTCCGATGGTGAGATAACCCCCCCTTAAAATAAATCGCAAATTTTTTGGGGGTGATGAAACGGAGGGGGCTATCAGGAAAAGAGATTTTTTCGAACTTTATCATGAAAGGAGGGCTAAAATGTTTAAAAACGAATTGTCTCAAAATCGGTACAGAGAAAAATTGCGCCGCTCTTTAATAAGCCAATTGGAAAGCCAGAAAACAAATATTGAGCCATTTTTAGATAATGTTGATCGTTATATCAGTTTATGGGAAACGGCGATATCACTGGAAGAAGATATATCCGAGAACGGCATCAGATTGGAGAATGGTAAAAAGAATGAATCAGTAGCGTTGCTTGTTTCTGTCAACAAACAAATGGGATTGATGTTGGATAAACTTGCCATTACTCCTGAATTGGTAGGTGAAGCAAATGAATCAATTCCTGAGTTATAAGCATATTGAAAATTGGTTCAAAGCTATAGAAGAAGGCACTGTCAAGGTATGCAAAGAACAATTATTGTTAAAGAAGTATCTAGAAGAAAGAGTCTTTACTAGAGAAGATATTTACTTCGATAAGCAGATGGTAGAGGATTCAATCAATATACCATCACAATACTTTCCATTCGAATTAATTCCGTGGGAAAAATTTCTACAATGTTTTATTTATGGCGTTCGATGGAAAAAAGATAAAACGCTAGTGTTCAATAGGTATTTAACTCTGATGGGTCGAGGAAATGGCAAAACGGGTTATGCATCATGGAACAACTTCTTTTTACTAACCGCGAAACACGGTATTAAAAATTATAATATTGACATTTTTGCGAATAATGAAGATCAAGCCAAGACTAGCTTTGAAGACGTCTATCAAGTGATTAAAGCTCATCCTGATTTAGATAAAAAAGTATTCAAAGCAACCAAGGAAGTCATTAAAAATATTGCTACAAATAGCAAACTTCGTTATAACACGGCGAACGCTAGAACAAAAGATGGTAAACGGCCAGGAGCAAACCGCTTTGATGAAATTCACGAAAATGAAGATTATTCAATGATGAATGTAGCTACTTCTGGTGGTGGTAAAATTCGAGATTATAGAGAATTTTATGATACAACTAATGGTCATGTTCGAGGTGGACCACTTGATGACATTATAGAAGAATCAAAAATGATTCTTTCTGGAGAACTTGGAATTGATAAGGATGGAGCAGAATTTTCTAGTTTGTTTCCATTTATTTGTCGCTTAGATAATGATAATGAAGTTGATGATCCTGACATGTGGGAAAAAGCTTGTCCAACTATTAATTACAATGCAGATTTAAAACGGAAAATGTTTCAAGAATACTCTCAAATGCAACGTAATGCTGGTTTAAGACTTACGTTCATGACAAAACGAATGAACAGACCTATGGAAGATACACGATTTGCTGTTGCTTCATATGATGATGTTCTGCATACGAAAGAAAAGAATTTCCTGAAAAAATGGATGAAGTGATAGGAACAGTCGATTTTGCTGATAGACGAGATTTTGCCAGCGTTGGGTTGCTAGGAAAATATGATAAAGATGTTTATTTTACACAACATACTTTTATCCACGAATCAGCCCTTCGATTACAAAACATCAAACGAGAGGTTATAGATATTTCTATAGATCAAGGAAAATCACAGATCGTTCATGGAAAAAATATAGAAGCTGATTATATTGTAGGTTGGTTTCTTGAAATGAGTAATAAATATTATATTAAAAAATCGCTATGGATATGTACCGTGCAAAAATATTGAAGCCCGCTTTAGAAGAAGCAGGTTTTACTGTGGAAATTGTTCGAAGCGGATCTGTTACACATGGTATGTTAAAAGATCTGGTTGATGACCTTTTTATTAATCAACGTTTATTTTTTGGTGACGATGCGATTATGCGTTGGTATTGCATGAATGTATATGAAGAGCATATTTCTAATGGAAATATACGCTATGAAAAAATAGAACCTGAAACTAGAAAAACGGATGGCTTTTTTTCATTCCTTCATGGTTTGAATTTTTTAGATGATATTTATGATTCTGCTCCTGTAACAGTCACAAATAGCTCAGTAGAAAATACAGGAACTGGATTTACTCCTCTAGTATTCTAACTTGAAAGGAGGTGAGAAAGTGGGGATTTTTCAAAAGGCGGTAGGATACTTCACAAAAAAAGCAACAGTTCCTTTAGAAGAATATTTTTGTAAATTGCAAGTTGATTTTGTGTATCGAAAATTTGCAATTGAAACTTGTATCGATTTGATTGCAAATGCGATGAGTAAAGCAGAATTCAAGTCATATGAAGATGGAAAAAATAAAAAGAATGATCTGTACTATAGGCTGAATGTAGCTCCTAATAAGAAAAATAATGCAACAGAATTTAGAAAAAAACTGATCAGGAGATTAATATTCTACAATGAAGTATTGATCGTTTCTCCGTCTAATAATTCTAGCGAAATATTTATTGCGGATAGTTGGGATGTCACAGAATATGCATTGAAAGATGATGTGTTTTCTCAAGTGCAAATTAACAACATAGTCCTTGATAGAGAATTTCTAGAAAGTGATGTTATCTATATAAAATACGCAGATCAACAAATTAGGCAACTAGTCGATGCGTATTATCAAGCGTATGGGAAACTCATTTCTAGTGCTATGAATGTTTACAAGCGTTCTAACGCTCGCAGATACGTGCTGAAAGGGAATTTATTCCGATCGCAAGACAATACAACACAAGATCAAATCAATAAAATGATGACATCACAATTTAAGGCTTTTATGGAAGCTGATAATGCAGGTGCGGTATTTCAATTACAAAATGAGTACACATTAGAAGATTTCAGCGGAAACTTTCAAAGCAATTCAAGAGATATAAAAAACTTAATAGACGACATCTTTGAGATGACAGCAGCAGCGTTTCACGTTCCGAAAAACCTACTAAAGGGAGACATGAGTGGGTTATCGGATCAAGTGGACGCTTTTTTAATGTTCGAAATCATTCCAATTGCTGAACTTATTCAGGATGCGTTTAACGCTAGTCTCTATGAAGCAGAAGAATACTTGTCAGGGAATTTTGTACGTGTGGATACAACTATGATCAAGATTACTAGCTTCAAAGATTTGGTTGACGCTATTGATGTAGGCATTAGAAATGGGGTATTTACAATCAACGAAGGAAGAGAACGCGTTGGAAATGATCGCTCTGATAAGGCGATGGCAGATGAAATATTTATAACTAAAAACAACCAACAAGTATCGAAAGGAGGTGAGGCGAATGACGACAATGAAAACATTTCTAGCAGTAAAGAATGAAGGCACAGTACCGCAAATTTTTATTCAGGGATTTATTGGTTCTAGTTGGTTCTTTGAAGGGAATACTGACAAGGGAATCAAAAATATTTTGGATAGTCTAGGTGATCAAGAAGAAATTGAAGTAGTAATTAATTCAAACGGTGGAGACGTATTTCAAGGGATTGCTATTGGGAACTTACTTAAGTCAAATAAAGCAAAAATCAACGTTGTGATTAACGGATTAGCCGCTAGTGCTGCTTCAATTATCGCAATGGCTGGCAATACTGTAAAAATTTACAACAATGCGCAATTGATGATTCACCGCGCTTCCACATATGGAGAAGGTAATGTTGATGACTTCCGCACGATTGCTGACCAACTGGAATCAATTGATAAATCGGTAAAGGCTTCATATAAAACACGATTCAATGGCACAGATGAAGCATTGCAAGAACTTCTTGAAAAAGAATCGTTTATGGATGCAGAAACAGCTTTGAGTTATGGATTGGTCGATGAAATTATCGATGCAGAAAATAGCTTAGGTATTGAAGCTAAAAAAGAACAAAGCGTTGAAGAAATTTTGAATGACGTTGAAGAAAAAGAGCAGAAAAAATTGCTGCATTTACAGCAGCATTAAATAAAACATTTGGACAAGGAGATGCAAAATAATGACAGTTAAAAATTTAAAAGGTGTAACAGCTGCAAGCGACCAATTGATGAAAGCTTTTAAAGATGGTAACGAAGAATCTTTTAGCGCAGCTATGGTAAGCTTATCTAAGGAAATTCAGGATAAAATTTTAGAAGAAGCAACAGCAAAAAATCAAGATCAATTAGTATTAATGAACCGTGGTCAGCGTGTACTAACTACACAAGAAACAAAATTCTATAACGAAGTAGTGAATAACGAAGGTTTTGCAGGAGTTGAAGAATTAGTACCAGCTACTGTATTTGAACGCGTATTTGAAGATCTAGAACAATCTCATCCACTATTGCAAAAAATTACTTTTGTTAACACAACTGGTGTAACAGAATGGATTGTGTCACGTGGAGTCAATCCAGCATGGTGGGGTAAACTGTGCGAAGCTGTTAAAAAAGTTTTAGATAATGGCTTTGACGTAATTAACATGAAGCAGTTCAAGCTATCAGGTTATATTCCTGTATGTAAGGCAATGCTTGACTTAGGTCCAGTATGGTTAGATCGTTATGTCCGTACTGTTTTAGTAGAATCATTGAGAATTGCATTAGAACAAGCAATCGTTGATGGTACTGGTAAAGATATGCCAGTCGGAATGATGCGTGACATGAGCAAACAAACTAGCGGAGAATATGCTGAAAAAACAGCAGAACCTATTACAGCTTTAGATGCTGCAACTATGGGCGGTTTGATGGCGCGACTATCAAAATTCAATATCGAAGGCGTAGATGATCCGATTTATCGTAATGTAAATCCTTCTGATGTGGTCCTAATTGTGAATCCAACAGATTACTGGTCTAAAGTATTCCCAGCTAAAACCGTACTAACTGCTAATGGAGAATATGTACAAGTATTGCCAGTACCAGTTTCAGACTTGCAGTCAACAGCTGTGCCAGAAGGAAAAGCAGTTATTGGGGTAGCTTCAGATTACTTCATGGGTGTAGGATCTACGCTAAAAATTGAAGCTTCAGATGAATACCATTTTGTTGAAGACGAACGCATTTATCTAGCTAAACAATATGCAAATGGACAACCTAAACGTAACGATAGTTTCATTGTGTTAGATATTAGCGCTTTGGGAACTACTACTACAACTACAAAACCAACAACCACAACAACTACAACACAAGCATAGGTGATCAGAATGAAGTATATTCTTTGTCAGCCGGCAATCAATCGGTTTAAATGGGAGCTTGAAGTTTGTTTAACTAATCTGAAGAAACTAGGAATCAAAGATATCGTATTGCTTTTCAGCAGACACGATGATCAGATTCCTATTTTTTTTGAGAAGGAATATGGCGTTGAAGTTCATGTGTACGATGATCTGCGGGACGACAAAGAGTATATTCCTTCGATTAAACCATATTTATGGTGGAAATATTTAGAAGAAGATCATTCGCGTGAGGACGACCGATATTTCTATATCGATTCGGATGTCATTTTCAATAAAAGAATTAATTTGCGCAAATTGCCTTCTAAAGATGATGTTTGGTATTGTAGCGACTGCTGTAGTTATCTAAGTCTTGATTATATTAGAAGCTGTGAAAACGGAGAAAATATTCTAAAAGATATGGCAAACATTGTAAATGTTACAGTAGAATCTTTGGAAACTATAAACACTAATTCAGGAGGCGCACAGTGGGTTATTAACCGTCCTAAAGCGAATTATTGGAAAAAGGTTTATCTAGATTCTAATCGGCTATATCGCTACCTTAAAGGGCAAAAAACAAATATACAAATCTGGACAGCCGAGATGTGGGCACAGCTTTGGAACATGATGTATTTCAATATCGGTCCTAAAGTTCACGAGGAATTAGACTTTTGTTTTGCTACTGACCCAATAGAAAAAGTTAAAGAAGTAAAAATCTTGCATAATGCTGGAGTAACAACAAATGATGAAGATTTATTTTTCAAAGGGAGATACGTTACTTCCACGCCTTTTGATGAAGATTTATCATTTGTAAACAAGAAAAAATGCTCTTACGCATATGTTAAAGCAATTAAGGCGGTGGTTAGATGACGCCTGAACAAGTGACTGAAGAATTGCTAATAGCTGTGAAGGATAATATTTACGTTACCTGGAACGAAGAAGATGAGTCAATTAAAAAGATGATAGCTAAAAATGCCGTTTATCTTCAAAGTAAAGTGAGTACAACTCTTTCTTTTTCGTCTGATAGCTTAGAATACGGATTGCTAATCGAAAGATGTAGATACGACTGGAATCGTGCTTTAGGTGAGTTTGAACAAAATTTCGCTAGCGAGTTATTAGGTTTCATTCAACATTATGCGCTACAAGAATATATTGCAGGTGATGGGAATGGCGAATAATCGTAGACTCGAAGAAACGTTCAACGATGGTTGGTTAAAGATTTTAACGCAAACCACCAAAAGAAATGAACTAGGAAAAAAGATTGGTTTAGAAGATACAGAAATCACTTCTTTAAAATTTAGAAATCTTTCCATGAGAGATAGTGATATAACAGCTATGGATGCGATGGGATCGAAATTAACTAAGAAAGTAAAGACTCCATTTCATCCAATCGCCAAGAAATTTAATAAAGATCAATATTTTATCGTAATCGATAGTATGCGTTACAACGTTATCTATGCCGATTACGATAATTTTTATATCTATTTTTATCTTGAAAGTGTGGGTGAATATGGTGATTGATAATTCTAAAGAAAAAGAACGTTTAAATAAGCAAATTTCTGCTATCAAAACTTCCTTAGAAGAACATTTTAAGCTCAAACTCTTTCAAGACTCTGTTGGCGAGGATGAGCTACCTGATGATTTTAATTACTTCATTCTCGAAACAGGAGAAATAGAAATGATCACTGAACCAAAATATAGCGTGGGTCAAAATCTATATCTAACTTTCTATTCAGAAAATAGAGAAGATTTAACAGGAGATTCACTAGATATTATTTCATTGATTCAAAATCGTTCGATTCATTTTCAGAGAATGGATCCCAACCATTTAAAACTAGAAAATCAAGATCGCTATATCGATCATTGGTATTTACGTTTAGACGATTATTGAAGAGTGATTGTCATGGCTAAAAATAGTTGGGAGCTAAAATAAATGGACATGATGAACTTCTTGTGCGGATGGAACGCTATTCAGCGAGAGCGAACGACTGATTAACGAAGCATTGAAATCAAAAGGTTCAAATATTGCAGTGGATAGGATTACGGAAAAAATTCCTGTTTCTGAAGCAGATTTAAGAAGAGGGCACCAACACGCAAAAAATAGTCGTCCACTTAAGACTCTGTATATTAATTTGGGTTTCATCATTAGACCTACAAGAAAATTTGAGTATTTAAAATATCCTGATTTGGGGATAGGTACTTCTAAAAGAAATCAGCCAGACGAATTTATGAGAAGAGGATTAGGTCTTGCACTTGATCCAATACAGAACTTCTGATTCGTCAATTCGATAAATTAAATAAATAGGGGGAACAACAATGGCTAAAACAACAACTGTAGTAACAACGTTCGATAACGTGAGTATCAAACGAATTGCTTTTAATTTTAAGAACGCAGAAAATGCAATCGCAACAGATTGTAACGGACAATTAGATGGCGAAACAGAAATGCAACGGTGGTTAAAAATGTGGAGCGACAGAAGTAAAATCAAAATCTAAACCAATCAATATGACGGTAACAATTACTGCACATGTACCGATGGAAGTTTATCGACGTTTCAATGGATTGAAACAAGATGAACGTATTAAACCAGGCATTTACTCGTACGGTCCTGATTCCGTAGGCGAAGATTTCTCACTTGCTGCAGAGATCGTGGATGACTTCGAAGAAAATAGCAAGTTAGTTGGTATGTTAGCATGCACTTCGAATACAGGATTAACATTCTCTATTGAAAATGGCGCGGATGAAGTAGCTGCGTTAGAACTAGAAACAAAAGTTATGCAAGATGAATTTGGTAAATTCTATCATGAAGCAATTGTTGCAGAACTTGAAGAAGACTTAACAGATCAATGGATGACAAATCTATCTGCTGATGTGATTAAAAAGAGTTCAACAACCACTACTACAACGACACAAGCTTAAACATAAAACGGAGGTAGCAAAATGAACGAAGATTACTCAAAAATTGAACTAAACGATGGAACGATTTTGAATTTAGAACCTAAACTGAATATCAAGAAATTATTGATGATCAATAGAGATTTTAACACAGACGAGTTTGCAAAAATGTCGATGGGAAAAGGCTCTATGGATATTACAGTTATTCAAGGTGCAAAAGCCGTGTATGTAGCTTATCGTCAAGCGAACATGGTCGATTACATTTCATTCGATGAATTTATCGATAAATGGGACTTTGATATGGAGGTTGCAGTAGCTGTATACAGTACTATGATGTTCAAACAAGCACGCGATGCTTATCAAAAAGAATTTGAAAAAGCAAATAAGGAAAAAAAGCTTCAAAAGTAA